GCTCAGTGTCTAACAAGTCGGGAGATGTGCTAGGGTTCGGTAAGGTTGTTCTTAGTAACGAGGACACCCACAGTTCTTTTAAGGCTCGTAAATACTCACTAAAAAAAGCACTAACTAAAGAAGCGGTTGTTGATATGAAGGAAAGAGCGAAACTTTGGGAGTTGTTTAATTTAGAGGTAAAAAGAAAAGGAGTTTAATTAACCCCTTTTTTATTTTGTTATAGACTCTCTAGATTGCCAGAAAATCTCAGAATTACTTCTGTATGGTTGGTGTCAGAAGAAGATTCAAAATATAAAACCTCTCTTTCTCCAATTATAATAGGGTGTGGTGGCTTTATTTCTGCGAAGTTCTGAACATCAGTATCGAATAGAGCCCTAAGAATCTCATATTTCGTCTCTTTCACCCTTGACCAAGAGTAGCCAAATACCTCTAATTTATGTATTTCCCCACCACCAGAAACCTTACCAGCGTTGACTAAAATCCAATCTGGTAGAAAACTATACGATCTTGGTGTGTGGAATATAGCTTGCTGCGTTACTGAGATAAGGGCTGGTATCTGTGCCTGAGTTGTTGTGTCTGTGGTTGCCGTAAAAGTTATATCGTTTGTGTTTACTCCCGACCCCCCGTTAGATAAAACCACAGCCCTATTTATCCCCTTTCCAGTAAACGCCGTAACGTCTGACCCGTCATTGCCCAGCGTATGTGTGGCAGAAGCTAAATCGTCATTTTCGTCTAGGTAGTCTATAAATAAAGTCAACGCACCAGTAGTGCCAGCACCGTCAGTAGTAGAATTATAGGTTATTGTAAACGTCTGAGCCGTAGAGATTATATCTGTGGTTGGATTAAAAACCCCTCCCCAAGAAGTTATAATTTCTTGATCGGTAGAATCTATATGGTCGTTGTATCCAGAATTATTCCACAGAGATTTGCCCTCCCTCTTTCCTTTGGCAACCTCGTATTGATAAGTGCCAGAAAGTTGCCCTCCAATATGCTCTAGCAAGAAACCTAGTAGTGTTGATTGAGTGTAAGCAGCCAACCCACTTTTGTCGTACCAACTTTCAGATTCAGATACAGGGATAGAGTAATAATCACCACTACCGCCCATATCTCCATTTATTTGATAATTTGCTCCGTCAAAAGTAAACTTAGATGTTAATTTTTGAACGTATTTATTTCTTCCACCGCTATCTTCGTCTATAACAATATAGCCTCCATCAGTATAAATTCTCTTAGCCATACACAAAAATAGAGAAAAAAAAGAGAGACGTTTCCGTCCCTCTCTCTTCCGATTACTCGGTTATGAAGAAGCTATTTTTTAAGCAGTCTCTAAAGCAGCTTGATCCGTTGCGAAATCACCAGCTACGAATGCACTTCTCTTGTTATTTCTTACAACAACAGCAGCTCTAAGCTCACATCTGATTGTTCTAAGGTTTTTAGTGAAGTCATCAGAATCGTAACCGATTTCAATCATCATTCCTTCTCTCTGAACAAACTCAGCGTGGTTGAAGTCACCGATTAGGTAGTCTCCAGCAGTTACTAAAGTTGTCTCTAAGATTGGAACACCGTCTAAAGATAGACCAGAACCAGCAGCCAATAATCTACCTACGTATCTTTTGTCCGAAGCAGATAATTTCTCTAGCTTAAGTTTTGCAACGTCGGCTGGGTGCATAAGGATTGCGTTTGGATTAGCATCACCTTCTTGTGCGATCTTAATCTGAGCCATAGCAACAGTAAGAACGTCAATTTGGTTTGCGTTATCTACGCTATTAGCACCAACGGTAGCAGCAGAAAAAGCTGAAGCAACGCTAGTGATACCTCTCATATTCGGAGCAGTTCCGTTTCCACTATAAGCACCAAGTTCTGCAACTTTGAATACCTCTCTTACCAACTCGTTATTGATTTCCTGAGAAACAACAGCTCCTTTAGCAAGCATCTCGTCAGTTACTTTGATATAAGCAGTAGTCTTAACTACATCCTCAGAACCAACAACCCAATCAAAATCAATTTGATTTTTAGCTGCACCCTCAGCAGTTTGACCAGCAGCACCTTCTTTACCAGACTGGTAAACCCACTCTACTTTGTCAGAGCTAGTACTTCTTTGTGACATTAAGTCAATCAATCTAGGAGTCCTAGATGCGATTGCGTCAAATCCAGAAAGTCTGTCTGCTTGCGGTACGTCTCCACCAGAAATGTTAGAAGATGAGATGTTACCAACAGCCTTAAGCTCGAACTTAGTCCACTGAGTTTCCCCTTTGGCTACTGCTGCAATCTTATCTTTGTTGTCTTCTAAACTCTTTGTGATAGCCTCACCGAAGCTCATTCCACCTTTTGCTTTTTCGATAGACTTGCTAACTTTAGCAGCCTTTATTTCCATTTCTGAAACTCTGTCCTCTAAAGCCTTAACAACGTCTGCTTCTGCTGACGCATTCTTAAGCTCCTCGATAAGACCAGTAATCTCTGTTTTTAATGCTCCAGTAGCGTTTTCTAATCTACCGTCCATTTTGGCAACTAAGCCTTCTAATTGTTCTTTGATTTCCATTTTTTTAATTCTCTCTCTTAAAGTGATTTAATGTATTCGTTTAACATAATCAACTCCTTAGCTCTGGCTTCAGCTTCCTCGACTTCGGCTGAGTGATCGACAACAATCGGCTCAGTGATTTCCCTCAGTGCTAACTCCTTTAAGGATTTAATTTCAAATTCTACTGCCAACCCTAACTCATCGCTAATATTGGACTTTACTAAATTATTGAGTGAATCAAACCTTTCAGTGAGATACTCGTTAATTAAAGATTCTTTACTAACTCCGTTCTCAGACTTAAACCCTTGCATAACTGCTAAAGGATTTGCCGCAAACGTAACTGCCGAAATTTCGTACAGTTTAACTTCTTTGATATAGTTAACCGAGTCCGATTGGCTATATTGTTGTTTTATTGTAGAGAAGCCAACAGAGTTCTCTGTAAGCAGACCAGACTTAATCATCTCAAAAACATCTTTACCTAGCGTAGTGTTGATAGCCAACTTAGCCACAAACTCTAAACCTTCCGTGGTCTCCTCAAGAGATTCCATTGTTCCAATAGGTTTGTCTACTCTGTGCTGATATAAATACTTTATCCTCGATCTATTTTCTTGGATTGTTTTAGAAAACGCACCCTTCTCGATAACATCTCCATCAGAATCTACATTACCAAAGACAGACCCTAAACCTCTAACGATTCCTTTTTGCTCGTCAATGTCCACGATATTCTGTGCATTCTTAAAGATTAATCCTTCCATACCACAAAGATATATAAAAAATTGTTTGCATTTTTGAATATAATTTACTATAGACCAAACAAAAATCCGTTAAGCGTGTTGCTGTTTGGTTGGTTGGTGGTATAGGGCAGCACTAAGCTACGACACCTACAGTTAACAACCTCGCCAGCAACGTTCCCGCCGAAGGCTTGCGGATCGGCTGGGTATCTCATTAAAACATCGCCAACTTGATATAACTGATTTAGCGGTATTGGCTTCCTAGAGGCAACTTCTCTGTGGTTAAGCCTAACCCTTTCATCACCTACGGAAATCCAACGCTTATACAACCCTCCATCAGTAAACATACTAACAGCAGTTGCCCCTATAATTCCGCCAGCAGCCCCGTTAGATTCTGTCCTAGCTAAACGGCTAGACATCCCCTCGGCAACATCAATTAACTCATCCCTAGTCTCCAACGATCTGACGGCTTCTCTGCGTTTATCTATAGTAGCAAATAAGGCTGGCACTATCGCTATTGCTCTGTCTCTAGCTAAGTTTCTAGCGGCACCTCCGTAGACCGCATTTATTTGCTCCTCACTGGACGAACTAAGGTGACCAAAGCTACTAGAGTACCAAGGGCGGTAAAGGCTGTCAGCACCCTCGTAAATGTCTCCTATAAGGAGTGTTAGTATTGATTCTATTTCAGTCCTAGCTGAATCGTTTATTAAAAAATCAGACTCACTAGCTAAAATATCGAATATTGATAAATAGGCTATTATAGAGCGATCTCTAGAATACTCCTCTAGGGCTAGTAGTAGTCTGTCGTAGTCTGAATTGAAAGAAGCCTCTAGTTGTTCAATAGAGGCTTGCTTTGTGTAATATTTAAGTGTCGTTCCTTTCATTTAGTCTTCCTTTTTAGGCTCTTCCTTCTCGGGCGAAAGTAGATTCTCTCTAGCAGCGGCATCTAGGCTCGCTAGTGTTTGTAAGTCCATATTTTTCATTGGCATTAGGTTTACAGGAACAAAGTATTCGTTCATTTGAGGGTTTTCGTTGTCCTCTGGGTATTGCAACACCTGGCGCTTCTCATTTCCAGTAACGTACCACGCTTTATCCATTTGAGCGACCATCTCCGAAATATCTTCTTGAAGTTCTGGAATAACAGTAAAGTCGAAGTCGAGGTATAAGTCTTCTCCGAACATAGGAACTAACCACCTATTTAGTTCGTCCCTTAGTTTTATCATTTCTGGGTTAACTGCGTTCTGAAATAAGAAGGACTTAGCCTCCTTAATGTTGTTGTAAGAACTAGCCTCCGTGTTGTTCATTAACGAAACGGGAATGCCGTATAGATTGCAGAGTCCTTTCATTGTGACATTATATTGATTAATCAACTCCATATCGGCAGCAGATAGACCAAAGTTTATCCACTCCATAGGCTGATTGGTAATAGCAACTGAGCCGTTGGCTTGTTTCATTTTCCTTTGTAGTGCTAAGTCTAACTGCTTTGCTTGCCCCCTACTAATACCGTCCATCTCTTTTGCAACTAGCAGACCTCTAGCCGATTGATTTTGTAGTTGCTTCTTAGAAGTTTCGATTACTTGGTTGTTATTCTCTAACGTTCTCCAGCCAGCCCTAAGCGGTGACTGACCGTATAAGTGAGAGCCGCTAAAGTTAAAGTCTGGGTTGAAGTCTTTTACGTGAAGTATTTCCTCTCTAGTGAAATCAATAGTGGCATCCTTAAATGCTTGAACGGTGTATCCCTTAATTGGCTCAAATTGACCGCCCGATATAATTTGTATGTGCTGAGAAGGGAGTACATACATTTCCCTTACCTTGCCAGCCCCGTCCCTAACACCGTATATATATCTGTTACCAGTTAACTTACCGAAAGCGATATAGTTAGTTAAAAAAGAACTCCAACTCTCGGAAGGATTTGGGTTTTGCAGTACATCTAATATTTCTGACTGAGTAACCTCGTTAAAGCTCCTAGATTTAAGCACCTGCGCCTTCATCATAGCACCTTTTGTTGACATTCCGCTAGTAAGTGCTGTGTAGTCTTTCGCTAGGCTTTTATTCTTAACCTCATAAACCTTAAACGGTATCATTGTAGCGTTCCTAGTTATTAGGTTTATAATCGAGTAAATAGCCTCGTTTTTCTGATAGCCCTCTGTGATATAGTTCTCATCATTAGCCTCTTTAAAGAACGCTTGATTGTCGCCCAAAAAGCTAATTGTTTTATCAAAGAACTCTCGCTGCCCCTCTGTTGGCGAGAAAAGCTGTTTTACTGATTGGATTAGATTCATAAAGCAAAAATAGCCATTATCTAGCTTAGTGTTTTAATGGTTACCTCTACCCTAGGGTTTTCTCTGTCGAGTTGTGTGGGAAGGATCGTCTCAAATCGTATCACCTCATCGTTGTCGTCCTCCCAGCATTCGTAGTGAGTTATCGCATCTAAAGTGTACTTTGAGGTAATAGACACTACGTTCATCTTATCTAGCCGTCTATTTGTAGGCTTAAACACTTGATAGGTGATGTCAACCACTCCGTCAAACACAACGCCTTTAAGTTGATCCTCTAGGTCAATAGTGAATTGCTTCTTTACCTTACTCTCTACGCTGTGATGCCAATTTCTGTATTGGTTAATATTTATGGTGTATAGTTTGTCTGGCAGAGTCTTTCTAGTAACTCTTTGACGAAAAGGTGTAATTATTTTTAATTCCATTTGGTTTTTTAATATTTTTTTTTTAGATTTGCAATCTAGTAATTAGAAAACAAATACTGACATTGATATGAAAAGCAAAGCCAAGTCATACAACGTAACTATTGAAAATAAATTGATGCTGATAGGGTTTATAATAACCACAGTGGTCTCAGTTGGAACAATCGCACTTGTTTCGTTATTAGTATAGCATTAGAAAATCTTACTTTAGTATAGTTGGGGCTAAGAGATAGTTACAATTAAGTAACAAAGAACTCACTAGTCTTATTTAGTTTCATCATAGCGTAATACCTAACCGCATCTAAAGCGTGATTCCACTTATCAATCGGCTTATTAGTCTTATTCCCCTCTGAATCCTTATCCCACGTATAGTTCCTAAATTCCTTAATAAGGTTGGTGCTAGAGCTAGTTATTAGCATTTCGTCTTGTGCTTGAACAACACTAATTCCGTATAGAATAGAGTCCCTACCCTTTTTGGTCGGCTTAATATTCCAGCCGTATCTTTTTAACTCTTCTATAGATTTAGGCTCGGCAGAGTCCGCAATAATTGGCATAGTCTTACTAACGCCTTTAGACCTAAATAGCGAGTTCATATCGGAGTTTGTTAACCCAGTCTTATACACCTCTTCGTGCAGAATAAGCCTACCGTTGTGTCGGTAGAACCCTATAAGCGCACTAGGATCGTTAGAAAACCCAAAATCTAGCCCGTAACCCAAAAGCCTAGCCGAGTCTGGCAGATTATCTGTTACCTTCCAGTTATCGTATACCGTCCCAGTGAGTTTGCCAATCTTTCCGTATACATAAACGTCAACAAAGTTCTTCCAGTAGGTGCTACCAGCCTTTGCTTTAACCTCCGCCCTTTGCAACTCGTTAATGGCTGCTTGCGGACAACCCTCGTTGCCTTTATAAGTAAGTATAGCGAAGTCAGCGTCATCCCTATCCTTTAGCTCTGTGTGCGCCCAAAACTCCGCCACTGGGTTGAAGTCAATAAAACAACAATCAGAGGTTCTTATAAACATCTGATGAAATGCCTCCCAAGGCACGTTGTTTGCCTCGTTAACGAATAGAACGTCCCTTCTAGCCCCTCTAAGTTTGTCTGGCTGATCTGCGGAGAAGAACTCTATTTTGCTTCCGTTAGAGAAAGTATAGGTAGAGTGTTGTTTATTCATCGCACCCTCTCTCCACCTACCAGTGATTCGCATAATATTCTCAAAATCCCTCATAGCACCCCTCTTAAGATGTGGCATAGACTCAGACACCACAGAAATCATCTTCCCCTCATTCTCGATAGCGTAGTTCATAAGTAAAGGCACAATAGAAAACGTCTTGCCAGCGGAACTTCCACCTTGAACTATTCTAATAAACTTATTCATTTTAGCTATAGTTTTGAGATTGGTCGTGACGATAAAATTAGACCCTTCGTTATTCTCTTCCTTCATACTTGCAAATTTAGCCATAATTAGCGTTCTGTTTTCAGCTCACACTTATCAAATATTCTTCGTATCTTTAAGGTGTTAAACAATTATAGTAAGTCATATCCAACAAACCACAAAGTCCTAGCTGCAATAGCTAGGCAATACTTTCACTCCCTATTAAAGTCGGAAGGTGATTGGATCGGGCAGTCGCTCTTTAAGAGCATACGAAATCATTATTTGATAAGCGGTTGAGAACTAACGCTTTAAGTAACAGACGACTGACGATTGACGGAAATAGTTTGTTTACGTGGTTAGGGTTTAGGGGCTTTGCCCTAACTACGTAACTCTAACAGACTCAATCAAGAAATAGTTGTGTGTCTCTTACACACCCCCAAAAAAAGATAGAGAGTCTCGAAGCGTTTGGCGAGAGACTAAGCGATAGCGACCCAAATAAATATCTCGTGGACTGCTGAATACTAGCCTCTATAAAGAAATAACTATATTTGAGAATGACAGAAAGCAAACTATTAGATTGGTTAGTTGATAACTTCGATTCTTCAATAAAAGCCTCTGAATACAAATACTCTAGGTTTGACGCATATAGCAAAGACAGAGATCAGTTTATAGAGCTTAAGTGTAGGAGGACTCACTACGACACCTTAATTATAGAGAAGAGTAAGTTCGACAAACTAACAAAGTTTGGAGATGCTTTGTATATCTGTAGCACACCAGAGGGTATTTATAGTTGGGTATTAACTGCCGATACAGAGATAGACTGGGTAACTAAGAGTATGCCAAAGAATACAGACTTCGGAAATCGAGCGAGAAAAGATAAGATTGTTGGCTACCTAGAAATAAACAAAGCCAATAAGCTAAAGTAAATGCAACAGAAGCCAAAGAACACTACGGAATCAAAACGTCACAATCTGCAAATTCAGAAGACTACCGAGAAGACGGAACAATCTAAAAAGAAGTATAAACGAAGTAAAGAGAAAATTGATTATGACGGACTTAGACAGATTTAAGCTAGTCAATAGGTGTGAAGACCTAGAACAACTAGCAGCCGCTATTATTATAATAGCTGACGGGTTCAACAATATTCAAGGTAGGCTTAGGACGTTTAACGCTAGGTTAATGGCTGAGAATTGCCTACACTTTGATTTAAGTAACACAAACGTACTAACTAGGTCGTTTGGTATTAGACAGCAAGCAATTTATATTAAAATATTCTCAGAGAACGGTGGATTATGAAACAATCAATAGACAAAATAGACTTAATAGTTAACCACTGCGCTGACACACCTCCCTCGCTAGACGGAGGACTAGCCGAAATAGACCGTTGGCACAAAGAAAAAGGTTGGTCGGGTTGTGGCTACCACTTTATCGTTAGAAAGGACGGCACAATAGAAAACGGTAGACCACTAACGGAAGTTGGCGCACACACCTACGGACAGAATAGGAACTCTATAGGCATCTGTTGGTTCGGAGGAGCTAAAGGACTAGACGATAGAACAGAAGCCCAGAAGAAAGCCTTAATTCAACTACACTCCGACCTAAGGGAGAAACTACCAAACCCAAATATCAGAATAGCCTCACACTCAGAGTTTAGTGACAAAAAGTGTCCAAACTTTAACGCTTTTAAAGAGTATCAGTACCTAATGCTTAAGCTATCTTAACTAAAAACTTAGTTATAACTTTTAAATTTCGTTTTTTTCAAAATCCAGTTTCGTAATTGAGTCTGGATTTTTTTTTAAGATTTGGTTTTTTCAAATTGGGGTAAGGGAAAAAGGTCGAAAATTGGTTTGATCCAAAATGTTGAGTCCCACCCCTTTGGGCAAAAATCGCTCTCTTCGAAGGGGTACCCCCTCTCTTCAACTAATAACCTAGTCCTATACCTAACGCATTAGTTATGAGATGCATCAATCTAGTTATGGAACTAACAATATAGTTATGTGACTGGATAGAGTTACAACTAGCAAAATAGTTAACTAACTAAATGACGAGAGGTTATAACTAAAAAGGTAGTTATATGAGGTATAAAAAAAGGGAATTATTCCCCTCTTTCTTTGTTTATTCTAGCTCTTTCTTTATTGCGAAGATCGCTCAATTTATTGTGAAGAGTGCCCAATTTCTGTTTAAGGTAATCGATATCAGCTAAAATATCCATCTCTTTTTCTTCAAATTTCGTCAAATTATTCATATCTCTTTTATTTAATAGTGAATTATAAAGGTAGGCAATCAATATTTAGCATCCTAATCAATTAGTTTTATTTAGAATCAATTAGTTTTATTTATAATCATTCTAAACTACCTAAATAATTACATAAACATTAGTATATTAACAAACTGATTTAAAGGCGTTCTAAGCGATTCAATTTACTGGGTGGTGTTAGTATATCAGTTGATAGGTGATAGGGGAAGGAGGGTGTCATAGATTGATCCGTATGGCGTGATTCTATCAACCAATTCCCCTCCTCTTTTACAGTTTCCAATATCGAGCTATCCCAGTTAATCAAATATTAATTAGGCAAAGAGGTTATAACTAAACC